GTGCATCAGGCGGGCCGTGGGTCTGGTGACCGGCACAAGCCGGCGTTGATCACCGCCGGTAAGTACGGCGGGGAGCAGGAAGCCCTGGCTGTTCTCGGTGTGTATCGCAAACGTGACGATCCTGCGTTGACCTATGTGGAGAAGTGTTACCACTCGGTGTCTATCAATATTCGTGTCACGAAGAACAAGCGGCCACCGAACAAACTCGGCGACTTTGAATACTTTCTGTGTCCTCACACTGGTCAGATCCGTTCGTACCGTGATGACGACATTCCTCCTGATGACAGGTACATGCGGTGAGGCTTCGATACCTGAACCTCTACGCTGGGATCGGGGGCAACCGCGCACTGCTACCTGCCCATGTGGATGTGGTGGCCGTGGAACTCAACCCGAGGGTGGCCGACGTATACGGGGAGCTTTACCCCGATGACGAGGTGGTGGTTGGTGACGCCCATGCGTACCTGTTGGAGCATGGCGCAGACGACTTCGACTGGGTGTGGTCGAGTCCGCCGTGTCAGTCCCATAGTCGTATGATGAAGGCGACGCGTCACAGGCTGCGGCGTTACCCCGACATGGCGCTGTACCAGGAGATCCTGTTTTGCCAGCACTTCGTGAAGGTGCCGTGGGTCGTCGAGAACGTGGCACCCTATTACGAGCCGTTGGTGGCCCCACGCCAGCGTGTGGGCCGGCACCTGTTCTGGTCGAGCGCACCGTTCGAGGTTGAAGACATCAAGCGTCCAGCAGGGTTCATCAACCAGGCCACGCTGGCTGGCAAGGAGGTTCTCATGGACTGGCTCGGGATCCACTTTGAGCAGAACGTCTACCTCGACGGCAATCATTGCCCCGCTCAGATCCTGCGGAACGCTGTGCATCCGCGTATCGGCCGGCGGATTTTCGATCAGGTGACAGCCGGTGACGGGTACGCGAGGTGAGTGACCGTGTCGCCATCGGCGACAAGTTCTGCCACCTGTTCCGAGGCAACGCTTTGGCGAAGGACACAGCCGACGGCGAGTTTCGACCATGGCGCGGCGAGGATGGCACGCCGATGCCTGCCAGCGGCCTCGTCTTCCAGGAAGCAATCCACAGGCACCTGTGGGGTCCGTACCGCCTCGGCGTGTACCCGCTGATGGAGGTGGAGGGTTCCCCGAGTTGCAATGTCGGATGGTTGGCCGTCGACTGGGACGAGGGAGACATCTCCCTTGTTCACGCCGTCAACGTGCGGGAACTCCTCGCCCAGCTTGACATCACCTCATGGGTAGAGGTCAGCCGATCAAAGGGTTTCCACCTGTGGGTGTTCCTCGAAGAGGACATTCCCGCCCAGATGGGCCGCAACGCCATGTTCGCGGCCTGCCAGATAGTTGACTCCCCCACCAGGGAGGTGTACCCCAAACAGGTCACGATGCCCGCTAAGGGCTTCGGGAACGGAATACGCCTCCCGTATGCGCTGTCACGCCCAGAGGGCCGTCAGGAGGCTGTGCGTGGCTCTGAGAGCAATCTGACGTTAGAGGAGTTCACCGCTGAGGCGTTCGATTCGATGGTGACACGGCAACAGATCGTCAAAATAGCGTCCCTTTACCAGCCGGCACCATCCACGCGACCCATCCACACCCCCAAGTTCACGCAACGAAGGGTCGATGCGGACTTCAGGTTCGTAGCCCGAGACATATGGGACCAGGGTCCGTCGCACAATGACCGCAGCCTCGCCCTGTTCTCGTTCGCCTGCTCCCTGTTCCGCCAACTCTACTCGCCTGACGCTGTTCTCGAATGGACCCGCCAGTGCGACCTCAAATGGGGGCAGAAGTTCGCTGCCCGCGGCCCGCAGGGCGAGCAGCAGTTACGCAAACTGGTCGATGATGCCGGCAGCAAGATGGGACGATGACATGATGGACTCTGACCACTGGTTGAAATACGGAATCGAACAGGGGTTCTGCGGCCCCGCCGTGTGCAGCACCCACGACGGGATCCCGACCTCCGAGGAGGAGGATCTCGAGTGGCAGGAGTACGACCCGTGTATCCATGTGATACGCCTCTACACGGACGACGCCCACAAGGCGGCGGTTGAGGAGAACCACTCGCCGTCGAACTGGCGAAAGCCTTGATGACTGAACGGTCGGTAGCCGAGGAGATGTCTCGCCGGTCCGACCCCGACGCCCTGTTCCGCAACCTCGAACCGGTCCACATCCAAGAGTTGCTGTTCGACTGGCGGGTATGGCGCAGGCCGAAGCAGGCGACCCCGCCGGGCGACTGGACCATCTGGGTGATCCTCGCCGGGCGCGGGTTCGGCAAGACCCGAACCGGAGCCGAATGGGTCCGTGAGCAGGTCGACCGGGGCCACACGGAACACATCGCCCTAGTCGGCCCGACAGCCGCCGACGTCAGGGACACGATGGTCGAAGGCGAGTCGGGCCTCCTGTCCGTGTTCCCACCCCATCAGCGACCGAAGTACGAGCCGTCGAAACGGCGCGTCACGTTCCACACCGGGGCGATGGCGACAGCGTTCTCAGCCGACGAACCCGACCGGCTCCGAGGCCCAAACCACGACCTCGCATGGTGCGACGAGTTGGCGGCATGGCGCTACCCCGACGCATGGGACATGCTCGTCTTCGGCCTACGCATCGGCGACCACCCTCGGGCACTGGTAACGACCACGCCGAGGCCAACCCCGATCATCAGAACCCTCGTCGCCCGAGACGACGTAGTGATAACCCGTGGCAGCACGTTCGAGAACAAAGCCAACCTCGCTCCGTCGTTCCTCGCCGAAATCCTCGACAGGTACGAAGGCACCCGCCTTGGTCGGCAGGAACTCCACGCCGAGATCCTCGACGACGTAGACGGTGCCCTGTGGAACCGCGACATGATCGAAGCGTGCCGGGTGAGCACAATCCCGAACATGCGACGCATCGTGGTCGCCGTCGACCCGGCGGTGTCGTCAAACGAGACATCTGCCGAGACAGGCATCGTCGCCTGCGGGGTGGGTGAGGACGGGCACGGCTACGTCCTTGAGGACCGGTCGGTGCGTGGTAGCCCGCACGAGTGGGCGTCTGAGGCGGTCGCCTCCTACCACCGGCTGAAGGCCGACCGGATAGTCGCCGAAGCCAATCAGGGCGGCGACATGGTCAGGCACACGCTCGACACGGTGGAGCGCGGCGTCCCGATCCGTCTGGTTCACGCCAGCCGGGGGAAGCGGGTGCGGGCCGAACCGATCGCCGCCCTGTACGAGCAGGGGAAGATCCACCACCTCGGAATGTTCGCCGACCTTGAGGACCAACTCTGTTCTTGGGTGCCTGACCGGTCGCCGTCCCCTGACCGCCTCGACGCCCTAGTATGGGCGCTAACGGAACTGGTGGTCGACGGGGCGAGGCGAGCGCCGACTATCGCTCCGGTGTCGATGGAACAATCCAACCCGTGGGTACCAAGATGACACCGTATTACGAGGACGACGCGGTGACGATCTACCACGGCGACGCCCGCGAGATCCTCCCGGCGTTGACGTTCGACGTGGTGGTGACCGATCCGCCGTATGGCATCGGCTACCAGCAGACGATGAAGTCCGCGCCCAAATGGGAAAGCGTCAACGGCGACGAGTCTGACGCCTTGGCCCGGTGGGTGATCGAAGCCGTCCATCCGACTCCGATGCTGGTGTTCGGAGCCAACCATTTCCCTTCGGCGCTACCTGAACCGGGCCGGTGGGTCTGCTGGGACAAGAGGGTCGTCGAGGCGGCTGACCGGATGCTCGGGTCACCGTTCGAGTTGGCGTGGATGAACGGTCCCGACAAGGCCGGGTTCATGTACCGCATCCAACACGGCGGGGTAGTCAACGCCGACAAGGGTAATTTGAGGCGAACACATCCCACGCAGAAGCCGGTGACCCTGATGAAGCGGATCATCGACGAACAGTTCCCAACCGGTGTGGTCGCCGATCCGTTCATGGGCGCAGGCTCAACGCTTCGGGCAGCGAAAGACCTCGGGCGGCGAGCGGTCGGCATCGAGATCGAGGAACGGTACTGCGAGGCCGCGGTCGCTCGGTTGGCACAGGAGGTACTAGCCCTGTGACTTTGTTGGTGTACGCTGGACGCCATGTCGCTGACTGACGACTTCACCAAGGCTGCGCCTACGTCGACTGATCTAGGCGAGGTCGGCTCAACCGGCCTCGTCCAGTACGGCGGCGATGTCCGCGAGGACTTCCTGCGGCAACTCCAAGGCAAGCGCGGCTATTCGACGTATCGGGAGATGTCCGACAACCACCCGGTCATCGGAGCGATCCTCTACTCGATCGAGATGCTCGTGCGGGGCGTCGACTGGACTGTCACCCCGGCTGACCCGAACGACCAGCGGGCCGTAGACGAGGCGACGTTCGTCTCGGAGTGCATGACCGACATGACTCATTCGTGGCCGGACACCCTGTCGGCGATCCTGTCGATGCTGACGTTCGGCTACTCGTACAACGAGATCGTCTACAAGCGACGCCTCGGCCCTGACCGGGAGAAGACCTCGGAGAAGTCCAAGTTCGACGACGGCAGGTACGGGTGGCGCAAGTGGCCGATCCGGGACCAGTCGACACTCACCCGGTGGAAGTTCGACGAGTCGGGGGGCATCGACGGGGCATGGCAGTTGGACCCGAACGCGGGGTCGGGCGAGGTGTTCCTCCCGATTGAGAAGTGCCTGCTGTTCCGCACGACGACGAAGCGCAACAACCCGCAGGGCCGGTCGATCCTCCGCAACGCCTTCGTCCCGTGGTACTTCCAGAAGCGCATCGCCGAGATCGAAGCCATCGGCATCGAGCGTGACCTCGCCGGGATGCCCGTCGCCCTCGTCCCGCCCCACCTCCTGTCAGACAACGCGACCAGTCAGGAAACCAGCGCACTGGGCGAGATCAAGCGCATCGTCAGGAACATACGCCGGGACGAGCAGGAGGGCATCGTGTTCCCGCTCGCCTACGACCCGGACACCAAGCAACTCGCCTACGACCTGAAACTCCTGTCCACCGGAGGGCGCAGGCAGTTCGACACGAACGCGATCATCAACCGCTACGACGCCCGGATCGCCATGTCGGTCCTAGCCGACTTCATCCTGCTCGGCCACGACAAGGTCGGCACGCAGGCGTTGTCCGTGTCAAAGATCCAGTTGTTCGCCGACGCGTTGGAGACATGGGTGGCCGGTATCGCCGACGTCATCAACACCCACGCCGTGCCGAGGCTGATGCGCCTCAACGGTGTCGACCCGGCGCTGTATCCGACACTCGACTACTCGACGCCACGGCAGGTCGACATCT